GGACTATTTCCCTTTTTTTCTTTTAGGAATTACTAAAAAATTTGACGTTTTGAACTTTAAACAAATACATTATGCAAGATATTCAAGCAAAACCTAGAGTGACTATGTTAGACATAGGACTGTATTTACGCACTATACATTTAGACTATAAGCCTAAAGATAACCAAGAAATGGCTGACTTAATAACTGAACATTTTCCAGTTATATGTTTAATAGAAGATATAGAGCAATATGAAACAATGTGTTATTATAATAGTTTAATAGCTGAAAATGATTATGAATTAATGTCTCGTAGAGAGAAATATTTTAGACAGCTTGGAGTATTAAACCCTTTTAATTAAAGAATTATGATGTATATATGTAATTGTGATGGATCATGCACAGCTTCAGAAGACTGTGCTCCTATTAAATAACACTTAAAAATTAAAATTAATGTTAGAAAAAGTAATAAGAAAAACTTTTACTATTAGAGAATCAGGAAGATCAAGTGATTATATTACTCCTTCATTTGGTTACGGATGCTTATTAACTTGTTCTTATTGTTATATGAAACGTCATAAACCTGAAGGATTAAGCATTGCTAAAAATATAGGAGATATACTTACAAGCATTAATGATCATGCGTATTTTTATTCTAATGTAGAAAAGCCTAATCAAACTGATGAAGAGTATATCACTTATGATATAGCATGTAATGAAGATTTTGCATTGCATTCTAAGTATTATAATTGGGAATATATCTTTGAGTTTTTCAGAGACCATCCAGTTGCAAAAGCAACTTTTGCTACTAAAATTATACCTATTAACTTTTTAAGTTTTAATCCTCAAAATAAAGTTAGGATTAGATTTAGTCTTATGCCTCAAAAGATATCTGATATTTTAGAGCCTAAGACTAGTAAGATAATAGATAGAATAAAAGCAATTGATGCATTTATAGACAGTGGCTACGATGTACATGTAAACTTTTCACCTGTAGTAGTATACAAAGGTTGGGAAAAAGATTATGAAGAACTATTTCATATGCTAAATGACTATGTAGATTATAAATCTACAGTAAAAGCTGAAGTAATATTCTTAACTCATAATGAAGATAAACACAAGTATAATCTAGCTAATAATATTCCTGGAGAAGAATTAATGTGGACGCCAAGTATTCAAGAAACTAAAACTTCTCAATATGGAGGTAAAAATGTAAGATATCAACATAATCTTAAAAAAGATTTTATATCTAGTTTTATAAGAATACATGATGAAATCATTCCTTGGAATACAATAAGATACATTTTTTAAAATTGTAAGTAGATGACCATGAAGTGTAACTAATTAAACTAAAAGTGCCCACAGTAGTACATGGATCAGGCACTTTATCTATTTACATTAGTCAGGTGGTGTAATTAACACAATCCTAATTTCAATATGGTGTATGCCAGGAGAGAATGGAGGTTTGAGTCCTCCTCTGATTACTATTTATTAATAATCTAAATCATAAATTATGTTGTATAAATTTGATAAACACAAGATGAACTATGTTAAAGCTACAAGAAGTTATTTAAGAGTAATCTTAATTGTACTAATATGCTCTGCATTATCATTTGGAGTTGCATTATATATGCAAACAGATAAATTAAACAGTATAAAGTATATTACTGAAGAAACTAGGATGCTAGTTATTAACCAGGAGAATGAGTTTAGTGAGGTTAAATTAAAAGAATATATTATTGGATTAAATATTAAGTTTCCACATATAGTATTTGCTCAAGCTAAATTAGAATCAGGTTATTTTAAATCAATTATCTTTAGGGAAAATAATAATTTATTTGGAATGAAGATAGCTTCTAGAAGACCTACTACCAACAAAGGTGAAAACAGAGGTCATGCTGTATTTGATAATTGGAAAGAATCTGTACTAGATTATGCATTTTATCAAGCTAGATTTCTAGGAGATATTAAAACTGAAGGAGAATACATACAGTATCTAAAAGCTAATTATGCTGAAGATCCAGGATATGTAAATAAAGTAATTAAACTAAGTAAAAAGTAAGTAGTATGGCTGATATAAGTATGTGCCCAGGTACAGGGTGCCCAGTAAAAGAAAAGTGTTATAGATTTACAGCAACTGCTAGTGAATTTATGCAAAGTTATTTCTTTGAACCACCTTTTAAGATAAAAGACGGTGTAGTTACATGTGAAATGTATTGGGGAGAACAAGCTGATACAATATGGAAAAAATTAAAAGATATTACAGATGACAAATAAAAACATAGATAAAGCACTAATGCATTGTTATAGGGAGTTGTACGCAAATGCAACTCCTTCAGCATCCTTTGATGAATTGTTAAAAAACTCTACAACAAATGATCGTGGTCAAAGAGAAATACCTTTCTTAGATTATGAGATAGAAGAATCTAAGTTTGATGAAATAATAGATGACACTATTAAAGTCTATAAAATAAAAGGTGTTATTCTTAAGCAATCATTTAAGAATACTATATTATTTGGATGTAGTCCTAAATTTAAAAAACCATGAGCAAAGCAATAATAATATGCGCAATAGCAGTAGTTTTAATAATAATAAGCGCATTAGTTCATAAATATACTAGGTTACAGTAAATCATTTAGTGTAAACAAAATTATACATAAACGGATTAAAACCGATTTACTATGAAAAATATGACACCAAAAGATAAAGCTAAAGAGTTAGTAAATAAATATTATCAACTATGTGCAGATAGTTCTTATCCTGAAAATATGGTAAAACAATGCGTTTTAATAGCAGTTGATGAGATAATTGAATTTGGAAACCAACAAGGTATAAGAGAACCAATGATGTATTGGAATAAAGTTAAACAAGAAATTTTAAAATTATGACACCAATAGATTTACTAGTAGAAAGACTAGCAGAGAATGGAATACTTCATAGTTCAGATATAGCAGAAGCTAATGAGTTATTTAAGCAACAGATAATGAAAGCAGTATATGATTCTATGGGTACAAACTTTGACCCTAATATGGGTAGAGCAGAACAATACTACAATGAAACTTATAACAAATCAATTAATAATAAGGGGTAAAAATTGCCACATATATTAAATAGAAATGATATGAAACAGCTAGTATATAATTCTGTCACTTGCCAAGAGTGTAATGAGACAATTGTAAGTTATCATAGACATGATTACAAGATTTGCAGTTGTCCTAATGAAGCAATGGTTGACGGTGGCACTGACTATGAAAGGTATGGTGCAAAAGACATGAATAAAATTAAAACTCATTGTGTATATGATGATGATGATTTTGAAATTGTAAGAAAATATGCAACAAGAGGTAGTAGAGGTATAGATGGTGATAAACCATTAACTTGGATTCCAATTTGTGATATGGATGATGACTACCTAAAAGCAGTTCTTGATTATGGAGGTGCTGATTGGCATTTAGATATTATTAGGAAAGAAATAGCATATAGACTAAATAACACAAAATGTGTAATATAATATTAAAAAGTGCTGTATAATACCTATTTGAATATTATAACCTACAAAAAAGTTAATTACATAACCTATAGTGCTTTATACGGCACTAATTTAAATCAGAATAAGATGAAATACAGTAATGTGTAATACTTTTTACAAAAACATAGTAAAATGTAAAAAGTATTACACAAAATGTGTAACACAAAATGTATAATATTTGCAATAAAAATCTGTCCCAAATCTTATTAAAATTTGGGACAAAAATGTATAATATACTATGAAAAAAGCTAATATATTAGCTAGATGAATATTATAACTTACATTTAGCTAATATAATAGCTAGATGTTATTTTTAACAGTTAATTAATTTAAATCAGAATAAAATGATAACAATTTTTAGAAATGGATACATACTCTTATTGAGTTATAATCCTTGTGACATATTTGATTATTTTAATGTAGATGAAATGCATGGGTTATCATATATAGAATGTGAAGCATATGAAAATACAAAAGATAGTGCATACATAGCAGGATGGAGTAATTTTGTACCCAAAGTTTCAGGTGAATACATATCAAATGATGATAGATTTGTATTTATTAATCTATCCAGATGTACTGATCCAGTAAGAACAATGGGTCTTATTATGCATGAAATGATGCATCATTCTTTATGGTGGCATAGTTATTCAGTAGAATCTAAAGAAGAAGAAATTATTACCTGGGCTGAAGAAGAAAGCTACAAGGTTTATAACTTAGTTAAACCTATGTTAGGTAAAGTAGTAAGAGAAGCTATAACCTTTAAATCAGAATAAGATGAAAACAGTTATAATAATAATAATAATAGGAATACTGATATTATTTGGTGGACTTA